ACAATATTGGGTCTTGTGTTTAATTGATAAATCTTCATTTATCGGATGATTTAAGTAAATCTGCAATTTAGCACATATATCATATTAGGGTTTCTTTTAACCCTGTATTGTTATATATGTTATTTTTGTTGTATTAAATATCGTTGGATTTTTATTATTAGAACGAGATTCATATTTTTGGAATACGTTAACGTTAAGTGCAATTTAAGAAATGATACTTGCACTTGGTCTTCGACAATCACAACGGAGTTAGAAATACTCGTCCTTGGGTACCGCCAAGGGAATATTAAGCTTTGTCTAAAGCTTTTGGAAAAATAGACCGCGTAATTTCACGTAACGGAAAGAACCTTCTTAGCAGCAGAAGTAAAATATTGCCTATTGCCTATTGGCCAGGTCTTTGCCGCACGGACCTATATTAAGGAGTGCATATTGGGGAATAAGGCGCCCCCCCCCCTGGGGGGAATACACTGGCAGGTGTATTAACCCCGAAGCCCGTCTGGCTCATTAATATTAAAATAATTTGCACGCATATGACGCGGGACAGTTCATTACTGTGCGCATATGAATTAGATTATACTCTTGCAATAATGAGAAGTACTAAGTAGTACTATTAATATTCGTAAAACCTATTTATAGGTGAGTAAAAATGAAGCCAGCTTGTTGAACTTTTTTCATCGAGTTGTAAACTTGATGGGAAAGTTCAGCAAGGTAGGGTGTAGGGGGTCGTATAGTTTATTATGGATAAAATTATCGACCTTACCTATTCTACCTTGTTGATCTTTTCCAGTATTGCCGTTCGTTACGTCTCCTTGGCAGGAGGTTTTATAGAAAGATTATTCTATATCTCCTATTTTGCATTTTGCAGATTAGGAGAAAACATTGATTATTACGGACGTGTGTGGGCACGCTTTATATTTAATGTTGGTTTTGAAGCTAGGTGCTTCTACGTGGCCAGTGGTCGCTTGTTTGTGTCACAATCCGGTTATGCTCATTCTAAGTTCCAGCGTAAGAATGAGAGGAAAGTTTCCAAGATCTTAAAAGAGATAGGGAAGCTTCAAGATAAGAAACGATCTTGTAAAAACGGGGACGCTAAGAAATATGCCGAGCCTTTGCATTTTTTGTCTAAGGAAAAAAGAAAATACGAACCGCATAGTGGTATCGCTTCTCGGTACCCCGATTTACCCGAACCAAGCGAGAATGAATTTAAAAGTTTCAAAATTGGTTTAGGTGTTGGTTTATTAGCTAGTTTATGGCATGGTTTCTTCTCTGTAATCATGTTCCCTGGAATAGTTGATTTACATCGCAAGTATTGGAATGACATTTCGAAGTCTGATATTGTGAAGCGTGTGGAGAGAGACATCCCCAAATCTCTGAATTTTATGACTAGAGCTCGCATTGATATGTCATTTCTTCGTTTGGCCACTAAATTTGACGCCAACAATATAGAGAATTGGACAGCCCTAATTGTTGGATTGGTAACTAGTACTTCAACAGTCAATGCTGGTGCTTTATTGCTGACACATTTTAAGACGTATTACAATAAGAGCGTTGCGGTTGCTCTTGCTGACAAATTTTCATCTCTTTTTATGAAGTCTTATGAGCCGCATTCGTTACAAGATATGGCTGGCTTATGGAGAATGTTATCAAATGATTTCAACTCCCTCCAGAAGTCTCCGTTCTTTGATAAGGTTTTGAATGTTGTCAGTCTTGTAGTTTGTTCTGGTTTGTGTGGTTCTTTTGATATAGATTTCAAGGTTGCTGGTTTTAATTTGTTTTCGGAGAACTTATCTAAGCGATTGAATAGTGTGTCCCTCACGGATATGCCCGGAATGATTTTGGAGACAGTTGCTTATTTTCTAGAAACTGGTTACATGTGTTATACACAGGGTTCATTTAAGCCCATTTTGTTCACTAACCCAGAAGCGTATGCTTTCGAACAGAAGTACCTTGAATTTTTCCGGGTTATTCCGCTTATTGGAGACGGAGATTGGGAAGCCGCTGGCATAACCGTAACAGAGTTTCACACATTATATGATGATCTTTATTCTTACCTTCATAGTCTACACAGTTCGTTGAATAAAGGTTTCGAGAAGAAAGTTATATGGGATCGCTTGATTGGTATTGTTAAAGCTAAGAACGATCTGGATCGGAAATTGAATTCTGGATTACTTAGGCGTGCCCCTTTCGTTTTGGCCTTTTGCGGACCATCTAGTGTGGGTAAGACTACTGTTGCAAATATCATCAATGTGGTGGCCGTCAAAGCAAGTGGTGGGACTGGTGACCTTACCAAGAAGATCACCTGGAATGAAAATGACGACTACTTCTCAAATTATAAGGTCGACACCGAGACTATTGTTATGGATGATTTATGTAACACTAAACCTTTATTTATCCAATCCTCGCCCTTGGCGTGGTTGATTAAATTTAATAATAATAATCCGGAGTATGCGGTTATGGCTGAGTTAGAATCTAAGGGTAAATTACCCATCCGCCCACTTACCCTTGTTATTACAACCAATGTTCCCGATTTGCTTGCGCAAACTTACTCCAATGAGCCCGTTTCAATACTTAGACGGTTGGACATGAGGGTTAGTGTTAC